GACAAGCTAACCGCTTCATTAAATAAACTCAACCAAAAGTCTAGCGGACCTGGACCTGATGAAAGATTTTGGAAACCCGAAGTCGATAAAGCAGGTAATGGTTATGCTGTGATTAGGTTCTTACCAGAACCAGAGGGTGAGGATGTACCATTTGTTAGACTATGGGATCATGGATTCCAAGGTCCTGGTGGATGGTTTATTGAGAACTCATTGACCACTCTTGGTCAAAAAGATCCAGTATCTGAATATAACTCTATGTTATGGAATTCAGGTATTGATGCTAATAAAGAAAAAGCTAGAAAGCAAAAGCGAAGACTGTCTTTTATTTCTAACATCTATGTTATCAAAGATCCAACTAATCCAGAAAACGAAGGAAAAGTTTTCCTTTACAAGTATGGTAAAAAGATATTTGATAAACTTAACGAGGCTATGAATCCTCAGTTCGAAGATGAGAAACCAGTAAACCCATTTGATCTTTGGGAAGGTGCTGACTTCAAATTGAAGATTAGAAACGTCGAGGGATATAGAAACTATGATAAGTCTGAGCTAGATGTTCCAGCTCCTTTATTTGACGAAGACGATCAATTAGAGTCTACTTGGAAATCACAGTACAAGCTACAAGAGTTTGTAGATCCTTCTAATTTCAAAACATATGAAGAACTTCAAACTAAACTCAATAGAGTATTAGGTTTAGATGGAGCTGCTCCTAGCACTACAGCTGAGAGTAACTTTGATGCTGAACCACCAGCAGAGATTCCATCAGCTCCTCCAGCTGCTCAACCAGAGTTAGCTTCGGATGATGACGAGTCTTTGGATTTCTTTAAGAAATTAGCGCAAGACTAATTTAAGTTGGGTCTAGCTCGGTTCTGCTGCGCTAGATCCTGCTACCCTTCCTTTTAAAGAGTTGTCTGAATTTGGTACATGTGTAGATGTACTATTTTGGATAGTTGTTGTAGGTGCATCAGTTCTTTGATTATTTACAACTAGTGTAGGGTTAAGTACTCCACGTTGACCAGCAGCTGCTACTTCTGTAGATCGATCTGATATCGTTGTACCTGGTGTAGCACCACCTGTTGTTTGCTCTAACATACTTCCATCACCAAGTGAAAGTGGTGTCATCAGTTCTGCTCTTCCTGCAACAGCTTTTGTAATATACCTTGTGTATGCAGGATCAAGAAATTTTATGTTTCCTGAACCATCAATTCTGGTTCCATAATAACCTTTCTCATTTCTACCTTCAATAATATATTCTTCTTTATTGTCTTTGTTAAATTTCTTAAATCCACCTAACTTAAATGGGTATATTGAGGTCTTCTTCTCATCACCTGCACCCGAGTCTGAATCGCCTGTTAAGGACTTTTCTGCTTTTTCTACCTTGTCTCCATCATCAGCAGCTTCTGCTCCAACTGACATTGATTCAGCATCACCTCCTTCATCATTAGGTATAGGTGCTTTACCTTCACCACTACCAAAATTCATTACTGCATTAAATGCATCCATGAAACCTTCTTTAGGTGACTTTCCACCAGGTAATAATGCTGCAATACCTCCAGCAATACCTGCTGCCAAAGCTACTGGGAATTTTAATATCTTAAATGCAATGCCGGCAACAAAACCTATTACATCAAATACTGCTTTTATAATACCACCAAAAGAAAAGTCAAAACTTTCTAATTTTTCTTTTACACCTTCAAAACCAAGTGCTCCAGCTATCCATCCTATAATACCTTTTATCAAATTAAGCGGAGCAGCTATTAAGAAGTCTAAGAAACCAGTTAATGCTCCAGCCAAACCGCCCATAAGTTTTTGCAAAAAGTTTCCTTCTGAATCTGCAAAACCTTGAAAGAACCCTCTTATAGATTCAAATATACCAAATATAACTAATAACGGAGCAAAGATTTTACTTACAACACCTAATACTCTTCCAGCTATACCAATAATACTTTTGAAGAATTGAAGTACAGGTTTAAATATTTTAAAGATTCTACCAAAGAATGCTCCTATTGACTTAAAGAAATTTCCTATCCTTGCAAAACCAGCAGCTAGTTTACCTCCACTAAATGTTGTTTTTAGACTTTTAAAAAAGTTTCCAAAAAAGGCTCCTATTCTAGCAATGAACCCTCTATAAAAAACCATTTTTAATGCTTTTAACCATCCTATAAACAAACCTGAAAATAAACCTAACAACCCTCCAAATAGTTTCTGTATAAATGAGGATTGTTCCTTAACAGCCTTATCTCCACCTTCAGCGGCTTTTGATCCCTCTCTATCTACGGTATCACCTATATCATCTTTTAAAACATTTTCTGATGCTTCTTTGTCCGCATCAGCTGACACTTTAGTATACTCTGCTGTTTCTTTAACGGCATCTTTAATCTCCATAAGAAGATCAATGACTGCTCCATCATTACTGTCCATGACACTAGCTGCTTCTGCATCTACAACTTCTGCATCTAATGCTTCTGCTTCAGCGTCAGCCATTTGCTCAAAGTCTAACTCTGCCTTGGCAACTAAATCACCAATGCCTCTAGCCATGTCCATTTGAGTTATTTTTATTGCTGTCAGATTTTCAACAACGCCATCAACAAGATCCTTGATCTCGCCAACAACTGCTGATAAGTCTTGATTACCTTCTTGGACAGCAGGAAGTGCCATTACTTGTCTCCGTTAAACGACTTGCTTGATTTTGATGTACCAGCATATAGACCAAACCAAGCAGCACCTGCACCAACTATGATACTAATAAGACCTGATTGTTCTAATGTTGGATCCTCTAATCCCATGAACCACATGGTTGCATAGTATAGAAGGAAAATGTAAACACTTAAGAAAGCTCTTGGGAATATTCTCCAAGCATCAATAGCTTGCGCTAAGAATATCCATTTCTGATATGGATTTAATCCACTGTTAACTGTATTAGTATCTACTTCTAATTCGATTTGTATTTTTTTCTTTTCTGGCTCAGCCATTACTTTATACTCCTATTCATCTTTTGCTGTTGAGCATCATGTCTTTCTTTCTCTTTTTGAAGATGCTCTTGCAACATCGAAATATAGATATCCCTTTCATAGGGTATCAAATTTTCCAATTCTGTTATACTATATTTATGATGCTGAACCAGTGCAAAGATTGTTGAATAATAGTTTGCTAGCGAATTATGGCTCAGCAGTACTAAAAAAAATCAGATACCCCGTTGAGTACGATCTTTCTTTTATTCTTGTTCTTATTTACATAATTAAGTTCGTATGTAAGTTTTGGTAGTGTATCAAAAAATTCTCTTAACTTTTCGAATCTCTTAATGTCAAAACTCTTAACAAAATCTATTGCTTCTTTTTTGGTAAAGTCATCATAAACATTATCTTTATCATAAACTTTAACTATACATCCAGCTATAAGTTTAAAAATTTCTTCATTGTCCATTTCACCTTCATTAACAGTCATACCAGCTTGTGTCATGACACCAATGTCTGGATCTCTTAACTCAATAGTTATATCATTATCTAATTGTATTTCATTTTGGTGATCAGGATTGATAGTAGGTTCAAGTTCTTCTAAATCTATATTGAATTTGTAAACCTCGTTATCTTCTTTGTCTCTATATTGAAGTTCTACGACGTTCTGTACTGACTTAGCTCTTAATTGAATAAACAACATTTCTAAATCGACAGATGGTAGTCTCTCCATATCTAAATTATCAGGTGATAAAATTACATTATTTAAAACCTGCTTCATAGCGCTAACTTGTTGACCAACAGATGCCTCTTTTCCAACTAACAACAACTTCTCTTCTTTAACTAGAAAAGGTCTAAATGTTACTGGTATTTGTGAAACCGGCAAAGTGTAGTCAAAAGTAGGTGTATCAAGTTTTGGTAAAGCCATTATATTTCTCCATTATTTAACCTCTCCCTCCTAGTGTTCCCAGGAAGGTTTGTGCATTACTTACTATATTTATAGCGTCTCCTACATTGTTAGGAGTTTTCATAGATGAGATTAAAGACTGTCCAGCAGTGCCTAATCTTATCAATCTTTCGAACCCACCTAAAGCTCTTTCGCTTGAAGGCGGTATATCTTGTAAATCTGTAGCCCAGTATCTTAATTGAAAGTTTACCTGAACTCTTGCGAACTCATCATTCTGTGCCCAACCCATAGTAACATCACCTAATACGTTTGGCCATACTTCATATGCTGTTAGAGTTAAAACCTTATTAGCAGCAACATCATAAGTTGCTATTTCCATCGTACCAATATAATTGTCTCTATAATATTGTTCGCCATATAGAGCTCCGTTCTTTTGGCCGTCTGGATTTCTGGCATCCATATTGACTATATTAGTTACCCATGTTTGAAAGAAGTTTAAATTTCTTCCACTTTGATCCAACATAAAGCTGGCAGATATTTCTGATGGTAACATTCTTCCTGGTCTTCTATCAAACGTACCAAGACCAAGTCTAGTTATATCTGATGGGTTGATAGTAACACCTGGTATGTTTACTGCATCACAGAAAAAAACTAGTTGTTGTGCTTGATCACTAATCCATGTCCAACCAGGACCAGGCGTAATAGTTACAACGTATCTGTTAGCACGCATTAACGAATTGTCTTGCTGCAATGCTCCCTTAAACTTATCTAAGTTAAACTCTTCTTTATGTCCAGTACGTTCCTTTTCAAGGCCAATACCTTTACCTAAGTTGAATAGTGTTTTTGCTATGTCTGCTATTTTTGCCATTATTGATTTCTTTTTCTCCGATCCGTTAAAGAATCTCTATATACTCTATTTATGCCTGCTTTCCTGAAACGTGCCAAAGGCATCATCATAATAAAGTCCCAAGCCTTTGGAGGAACATAAAGATACTGTCCTATTACATTGTTCATATTGTATCTTTTGAACAAAGGTTTAAATGACATAAGGTTTCTTCTTTTCTTCATAAACTCATAGTTTATTCTTGGTTCTAATTTAGCTCTTATAGTTGTTGCCAGCTCATCGCCTTGTGTTCCTGAATTCATTACATATTGAAATAATTGATCCATAAGCTCTGCTCTATATATTGGAGGTAAGTAATGAAAGTTTAATCCTTGAAAATAGTCTTTCTGTTCATATACGTTCATAACTAATACTACAGGATACATGTCATAATAATCAGCCTTAGCTTTTGATATAGGGTTCCTATAATTGAACATATACATCCTACCAGGTAAAAGTCTTTTTGTTCTACCTGCGCTTTGCAATAATTGATTAGGACTATTCTTAGCCTCTTCTTCTCCAAGCTCTCTTAGTCGTTTGATAGGATCACCTTCAAACTTTTTATACATCTCTCTCATTGACTTGAATTCAAAATCGAATTCTTCTGATGTCATATTGATAGCTTTTTGGAAGAAATATGCTGGCATTATCCAATAACTCCTAATTCATCTTGTGTCATAATCATAAATCTCATACCTTTATTCTTACAAAACTCTTGTGCCACTTCAAATTTTCTTTGATTTACTGCAAATGTTCTCATCTCTCTTAAATATTTTACTGTTTGTCTCTTACCTTTTTTAGGAGGAACAAGCTGTTGTTTAGGCTTTACCTCTATAACTAATTGTTCTCCGTTATCCTTTTCAACCCAAAAATCAGGGAAATATCTATGCATTCTTCTATCAATAGGGCTTCTATATGGTATACAAAACTCTTCAGATGACCAATTTACTATCTGACTATGAGAATCTAGGTATTTCATTAGTTTGAACTCCCACAAACTTCTATAAATAATATTAGAAGGATCGCCCTTATATTTTTTTGGATTGATAGGTACAAACTTTCCAGAATAAGCCATAAGGGTATTTATAGAAAGAGAGACAAATACTAGAATGACAGCCGGTAGAAAAAATAGAGGAACAGTATTTCCTGACGAAGAGATAGCAAAAAAAACTAGAGAGAATACGTCAGTAGGGTTTTACGCATTTCCTAATGATTTGGGAACGCACAGTTTTGTAATGAACTTTGTAAAATTTAAAATGGGATATGTTAGCTCTCCTGATGATACTATTGTTGCTTCTATTGCATTACCATTACCAGGAACAGGAATCGTAGACAAATCAGCTGTTAAATATAATCAAGATGAATTGGGGGTTGTAGGAGGTGCAATAGCAGGAGCTGTTTCAAGAATAAAATCTTCAATCACCGATGAAGGCCAACTTGCACAATCATCGCTTGGTGCACCTGCTGGGGACAATGGTGGACTCATGGATATGTTAAAAGCTGGAATTGAAGGAACAGCTGCAGCAGGAAGGGTAGCTATAAACGAACTTGGCCAAGGATTCGGTGCAGCAGCAGATCAGGCTTTTGGTAATGTAGTTAATCCTCATGTAGTATTATTGTTTAAAAATGTTGATCTTAAAACATTTTCATTACAGTGGAAACTAGCTCCAGCTAATGTAGATGAGTCACGAAAATTAAAAGCAATAATAAGATTGATTCAAAAAATGAGTCATCCAGAACAAAAATCAGCAGGAAACAGTGCTAACTTCTTTTTGAATTATCCTAATCAAGTAGACTTATATTATGCTGGTGTTGGACAAAATATACATTTTTTCAAAAGAGCAGCTATTACAGATGTTGAAGTAAACTATCAACCAGAAGGAGACAACCTATTGTTTGCAGGAACAGCAGCTCCAACAAGAATTGATTTAACATTAGGCTTCCAAGAGACTGAAATATGGACAGCAGAAGACTATGATGATAAAAACGACTTAGATCCGGCAAAGACACCTTGAGGTAATTATGGCAGTTAGAGGATATTTTTCACACATACCAAGTATTGAATATGGAACCAAAGTTGCTAGGAACTTAATTACAAGACCTATTATCAAACAAAAGATACTTAGCAATCCAAACATAATATATGACTATGTTGTAAAAGATGGAGAAAGACCTGATATTATTGCAGATGCTTATTACGGAAACGTAAATTACGTTTGGTTAATATTTTTAGCAAATGATATAGTAGACCCATATTATGATTGGCCATTAACGACAAATCAATTTGAACAATTTATAATTGACAAATATGGATCAATTGAAGCGTCAAAGGATACAACAAGCACTACAAATATAATACATTACAAACACAACACAAAAGATACAATTATATCTAAGGACACTTATGACATGGGTGCACAGTCTTGGAATTCAAAAATAGTACAGGGACAATATACTGCTGTGAGACAATATGAATTTGAACAAGAAAAAAATGAGGCTAAGCGAACAATAAAATTAGTAGATTCAAGAGTTGCAGGTAATGCTTTTGAAATATTAAGAGAAGCCATGTTAGAGAATGAATAATGGCAGACAATTTTGCAGTAAATCAATATGAGCGACTGCTTCCCGTCAAAATTTCATATGATGGCGGTGAAGTAGATGTATCCGGCGCATTAACTACTTTATCAATTAAAGAAGATATTTTCATGTCTTCTATGTCTTGTAAAATGGCAGTTGTTGATACATCAGATAGCCTTGGTGTAGTAGACTTTGATGGCACAGAGACATTTAAAATATCATTTAAGAGTTTACCAGAAGATGATAGAGTTATATCAATAAGTTTTAGAATATTTAGAGTTGATATAGCCGTTGATGAACAAAAGAATGATATCAAAGTATATACTCTATATGGTGTAACACCAGAACATTTTACACAATCAAGTATGGATATAAACCAATCATATAATATGCCTATAAATGAAGCAGTTCAGGCGGTTTATGATAAGCTAGGTAGTAAAAGAAAAATAGATATCCATGAAACAACTGGAAGTTATACCTACATTGTTCCTGGAATGACGCCATTTGAAAGCATGTCTTTTTTTCAACGAAGAGCTTATGATGCAAAATACAGAGCATCTCTATTTTCATTTTATGAAACAGTTGATGGATACAATTTTAAAAACATAGAAAGAACAATTGATGAAAATAGAAACAAGGCTATAGTTTATAAGTATTCTCCAACAGCGGCTGTAAAAGACAAAGATCCTCAGTTTTCAATAGAAAGTTTAAATATTCCAACAAACAAAGATGTATTAGAAAAAATTAAATCAGGTGCTTATGCTAATGCAGTAAGAGAAATAGATTTATTTAATCAAAGGGTAAATAGTACAGAGGTAAGAATAAAAGAGGACTTTAAAACATTTGTTCATTTGGATGATACAGCTATGTCATTAGATTCAAAAGCTATTATTGACGAGCACTTAAACGAAATCAATAGTACTAAATGGATTAATAATATTGGTGTAGATGATAAAAGAAAAGAGTTGATTCCAAGAAGAAAGTTTTATTTGGATTGTTTAAGCCAAGTATCTCTAAACTGTATAGTGCCTGGTAACTCAAATTTGTCAGTAGGACAGGTTATAGATTTAGATATGTTGGAGTTGGCTGGATTCACAGAAGATAAAATACAAGAACCAAAAATATCTGGGAAGTATTTAATTACAAGAGTCACTCACTTAATAGAAGGTCAAGTATATAAATGTGTAATCAATTGCAGTAAAGAAAGTTATAGAGCAAATGTACCAAGACCAGAGAAAAGTATAATATTTAAACAAGGCAAAACAGATAAGGAAGCACCGAGGGCATAATGCAAACAGGAACATCATCATTTACTAACTTCAGAAACTTTATAGGAGTTGTTGAAGATAGAAACGATCCTCAAGAGTTAGGAAGATTAAAAGTAAGAATATACTCTATTCATACTGATGATAATTCTGCATTACCATGTGAGGACCTTCCATGGGCAATGGTTGTACAGCCAATTACTTCTGCAGCTATGAGCGGTATAGGAAGATCACCTACTGGTATTGTTGAAGGGACTTGGGTATATGGTGTATTCTTAGATGAAGGAGAGTATCAAAATCCATTAGTTATAGGGACAATTGCAGGAAAACCATCACAATTACCTAGTAATACAGGGTTTTCTGATTCAAAAAATGAGGTATATCCTTTAGATAGAGCAGATTTATCAAGATTAAACGAGTCATCAGTACCAAGATTAGCTAGAAATACAGCCGAAACTCACTCGCATTTATTGAGTAAAAGAACAAATAAAGAAAGTTTAGGCACAGTAGAATCCGCAAAAGGATCAAAAGTACCTAGTGTTTTAGTCGATAAAGAGGACAGTATATACACAAGAACATCTTGGAAAGAACCTCATCCAAGGTATGGAGGTCAAGGAAACAGCTATCCTATAGGTGTACCAAAATCATCTTATCCTTTGAATCATGTATGGCACACTGAAGCTGGTCATGTATTCGAAGTAGATGATACTCCTAAAGCAGAAAGAATTCATATCTTCCATAACAAAGGAACCTTTATGGAAATACAACCTGCAGGAGATAGAATGACTAAAGTAGTTGGAAACGACTATGAAGTTATCTTTGGTGAAAAGGATATGTTTGTAAAAGGCAATGTTAACATTACTATCAATGGTGATGCAAGAACATTAATAAAAGGAAACAAAATAGAAGAGATTGATGGAGACCTTATACAAACTGTAAGAGGTGATGTAATACAAAAGATTGATGGTAATGAAGCTAAAGAAATAGGAAGTGATAAGTCAACACAAATAAATGGAAACATGAATCAAAGAGTATCTAAGAACGTAAACTTGAATACAGTTGGAAATCATACTGAAAATATAAAAGGCACACATACAAAGACAACAACGGGTGAAGATAAGAGAACAAACTTAAATAAAGCAACTCATGTAATTGCTGATAACTATTCTACTTTATCTGGTAACAATATAAACATTGCAGCAGGTACTAATGTAAACATGGCTGCAGAAGAAACAATGACAGTTAAATCAATTGGCAATCAAAAACTAGAGAGTGAGGCAACTCAAACAATTACAGCACCAACCATGGACATTGATGCAACAACAGGTACAATAGATTACAATACTGGATCAATAGATGTAGTATCTGGTAACATTACAGATACAAATGTAACATTACATACTCATACACATAACACTACAGACCCAGATCCTGTAGGAGATAATTCAGCTGGTGCAAATACTGAATCATCTTCACCAACTAGCGGAACATAACTATGAGCGGAAAACATTGCGGACCATCAAAAGGACTTTTAGACCTCGATACAAAGATAGGGTCAGCTATGGACGACTTGCAGAACAGTTCTATTGGAACTGGAGCAGCAGGTATTGCAGATAGCATTAGTGGACTTAAAGCTAATCTAAAATCAAAGACTGATGGAATACTTGCAGATATAGAATCTGCTATACCTGAAATACCAAAACCAAAAGCTAGCTTACAAGAACAAATGACAAAGCTAATTTCTAATTTAGATAATCCTGGCGTTATGTTATCTGAGCTTGA